CCACCTCCACCACCTCGCCCTGCGTGCGTTTGATCGCGGGTGGAAGCCTAAGCAGCGGCTCACGGTATCGGAGTGGGCGGACGCGAACCGCGTGTTGTCGGTGGTGGGCAGCGCGGCGCCGGGGCCTTGGCGCACTTCGCGCACGCCGTTTTTGCGCGAGATCATGGACCAGCTGTCTGAGGACTCGCCGGCCAAGATGGTGGCGTTGATGAAGTCCAGCCAGGTGGGCGGCACGGAGCTTGGCAGCAACTGGCTGGGCTACATCATGGTGCACGCCAAGGGGCCTGCCGCGGTGCTGATGCCGACCGAGAAGTCGCTCAACGACTGGGTGTCGCAAAAGTTCGAGCCCATGGCCACCGAAACGCCGTCTGTGGCTGCCGTGCTGGCGCGGCGCAACAACAATTCATCAGACAACAACGCGCAGCGCAAAAAGTTCATCGGCGGCATTCTGTATTTCAAAACTGCCGGCAGCACGGCCGAGCTAAAAAGCAGCAGCCTGCGCTACGCGCTGGCCGATGAGGTGGACGAGTGGGACTGGACCACCACCCAAGGCGACCCGCTGGGCCTGGTGGAGGTGCGGCTCACCACATTCTTTGACGGCAAGCTGTTTGTGCCCAGCAGCCCGACGATGAAAGACGCCAGCCGCATTGAGGAGCTGTTCGACAATGGTGATAGGCGCCGCTACCACGTGCCGTGCCCGCACTGCGGTGAGTTGCAGCACCTGGTGTGGGCCAACCTGAAATGGCGCAAGCACCCGGACAACCCGCGCCGCATTGTGGACGCCTGGTACGTCTGCAAAGAGTGCGGCGGTGAGATTGCCGAGCACCACAAGCCCGCCATGCTGGCCGAGCTGGGCCACGGTGGCCAGGCGCGCTGGGTGGCCGCGGCGCCAGATGCGCCGTACCCCAGCTACCACATCAGCGCGCTGTATTCCCCCATTGGCCTGGGCCTGAGCTGGCGCGAGCTGGCGGCAGAGTGGATTGCCGCGCAGGACGACCCGGCCAAGCTGATGCGCTTCATGAACACGCGGCTGGGCGAGACATGGGCCGACCGCAGCAAGGACATCAAGGCCAACGCGCTGGAGGCCCGGGCCGAGCCGTACCAACTGCGCACCGTGCCGCAGGGCTGCCTGATCATCACCGTGGGGGTGGACGTGCAAGACAACCGGCTGGAGGTGCAGGTGCTGGGCCACGGCAAGGGCGAGCGCAACTGGACGCTGGATTACCACGTGTTGCCCGGCAACCCGGCGGACGACTCGGTGTGGGAGGCCCTGGCCGCCTATGTGAACGCCGTGCGCTTTGCCAACGCCTTTGGGCGCGAGCTGGTGAGCGAGGCCTGCGCCATAGACACCGGCGGGCACCACACGCACGCGGTGTATGCCTTTGTGCGCACGGGGCGCGTGCGCCGGGCGCTGGCCTGCAAGGGCGCCAGCAGCCCGGGCCGCAGCATCCTGGGCAAGCCCAGCGCGCAAGACGTCAACTGGCGCGGCATCACGCAAAAGCGTGGCGTCATGCTCTACATGGTGGGCGCCGACACGGCCAAACACCTGCTGTACAACCGCCTAAACGGCGACGCCGACAAACCCGGTGACGAGCGCAAGGTGCATTTCAGCAACCAGCTGGAGAGCGGCTATTACGACCAGCTGGTGAGCGAGACCTTTAACCCGCGCAAAAACCGCTGGGAGATCAAAAAAGGCAAGCGCAATGAGGTGCTTGACACCTGGGTGCTGGCCCTGGCCGCCAGCCACCACCCCGAGCTGTACCTGCACAAGTGGAGAGCGGGCGACTGGGACCGCCGAGCCGCCATGCTGGAGCCCGCGCAAGTGGAAGAGGGCACAGTGCCCATACCGTTCAAACCTGCGGCACAGCCCGCAGCCCGCCCCCTGGCCCGGCGCATTGGCCGGATTGGGGGTTTTCAATGAGCAAAGAGGTAAACAACATGATCCGCGACTTGCTGCAGATGGTGGAACAAGAGCTCGATGTGAAATTGCCCGCGGCCAGCGCGCACCGCGTGGAGAGCGCGCTATGCCAAACGTACGGTGGCGAGCGCGTCTACGTGCCCAAAATGCCCAAGCGTGTGAACCAGGTGCGGCTGGTGGAGCTGGGCACGGCCTCGTCGATATTGGATAGGGCGCTGACGCTGGGGGTTACCACGCGGCGGGTGCGGCAACTTTTGAAAGGACGGTGAATCATGAGCCAAAAGATATCTAACCAGGTGAGGATGCAACAACGATGGATGGCCAATATTTTCAACGAGTGGGCGCGACGCTACGCGGAAAACCCCAATGAATTCGGCGCGATTGTGGATGAGCATGGCAAGCCGGTCGAAGGCTACGGCCAGCGGTGTGCAATCTATTTCTTCAAAATTTCCGATGACATGGAGGAAAAGAGACTGCCGCAAATCAGCGGCAAAGTTCCAAAGCTGAAGCCATGGCCGGCGGCGCCGGACGCTGATACTTAACTAGGCCCATGGGCCGGAAAGGATGACAATGACAACATGGATTTTGGTGTTGACGATTCTGACAAGCGGTCATGCCGCAGCATTAACCAGCGTCCCAGGCTTTACCGATGTAAAAGACTGCATTGCGGCGGGCAATGAATGGGTGCGCGTGCAGAACCTTCAGTCAGGTGGATTCCGCTATTACAACGCCGTATGTCTACCGCAGACGAAGGCTTGACTATGGCCGAGGCACTCCAAACCTTTGAAGTGGAAATCCAGTGCCATGGCATGCCAACTCGGGTGCTGAAGCTGAGCGTGGGCACCCGGCAATTGCAAATTCCACGTGTCGTCGATCCCTATGCGTTGGTGCCAAAATTCAACACGAAGCTTCTCGAGTTTCGCGGCCGTCACAATGCGGATGGTTTGGAGATTTGGGAATAGGAATAGGCCCCGGAAATTTTTTGCCTTAACACGCCGCCGGCAAGGCGGCAGGATAGGGCAATATGAGCAATATCCCCAACCAGGAGCCGGCGAGCCTGCGCGTCGGTGATACGTGGCGCTGGACGCGTTCGCTGGCAGACTACCCTGCGCCCACATGGGTGCTCAAGTACCGCTTCAAAAACGCCGCCGGCGGGTTTGAGATTGTCGCCACGGCCAGCGGCACGGACCAAAGCGTTACCGTGGCCGCCGTCACCACCGCCACCTATGCCGCCGGCAACTACACATGGCAGGCCTGGGTGGAGGGCGGCAGCAGCGAAAAATATACCGTTGACGACGGCAGCATGGTGCTGGAGGCCGACTACCGCGCCGCCGCTGCCAATGTGGCGCTGGATGACCGCAGCCACGCCCGCAAGATGCTGGACCAAATAGAAGCCTGGATGGAGACCCACGCCGATGGCGTGTCTCAATATGAGATTGCCGGGCGGCGCGTGTGGCTTGACAAGGCTGGCCTTGTCAAGATGCACAACCACTACACGGCCATGGTGCAGAACGAGGAAAACGCCGCCAAGCTGGCGCGCGGCGAGGGTATTGGCAAGAAAATTCAATTGAGGCTGGGCTGAGCATGGACCTCATCCAATGGGTGCGCGGTCTTTTCGGCAAAACGCCCGCCAAGCGCAGCGGCGATTATTCTGCCACCTACGGCGGTGGCAACATGGCCGGCTTTGCCGGCGGGATGATTGGGCGGCTCACGGCCAGCATGGCCACATGGAGCGGCGCTGTCAATGCCGACCTGGACGGCCACCTGGTGGTGCTGCGCGCGCGCGCGCGGCAACTGGCGCAGAGCAATGAGCACGGCCGGCGCTTCCTGAACCTGGTGGCCACCAACGTGGTGGGGCCTGTCGGGCCCATGCTGCAGGTGCGCGCCTATATGGCGCAGCCCGACCCCAAAAAACCGCCAGTGCTGGACAAGGCCGCCAATGACGCGGTGGAGATCCACTGGAAGAAATGGGGCGACACGGCCGACATCACCGGCCGGGTGGATTTTGCCCATCTGTGCCGCATGACCATCAAGGCCGTGGCCCGCGACGGCGAGGCGCTGGTGCGCATTGTGCGCAAGCGCGATTTGCCCTACGGCATGGCCCTGCAACTGCTGGAGGCCGACCGCCTGGACGAAACCTATAACGTGCTGCTGCCCGATGGCGCGGTGCGCCAGGGCGTACAGATCGACAGCACGGGCCGCGCTGTGGGCTACTGGATCAAAAGCCGCCACCCGGGTGAGCGCTACCAGGCTGGCAGCAATGTGCCCGAGTTCGTGCCCGCCGCTGATGTAATTCACCTGTACCTGCCAGAGCGCGGCGAGCAGGTGCGCGGGT